TTGATTCTTGTATTAGCAAGACAATCAACCTACCTTCCACGGCCAAGCCCGAAGATTTTAATCATTCTTCATTGGAGTATGCCCAATATCTAAAGGGTTTAACGGTTTATCGTGCTGGGTCTAAGGGACAGGAACCTTTAGCGGCAATCCTTTTAACAAAGGAAAATATTGAAAAGTACATGGGTAAGCCCGTAGAGGTTGGAGTTGCTGACGGACAAGCGTGTTCAATGACTGGAGGAGGTTGTGGTAGCTGATGCCGACCTATCAATATCTTTGTGAAGACTGCATTATCGTATGGGAGAAGGAAGCTTCCATAGGTAAGGCACCCAAAAAAATAAAATGTTTGGAATGTGATTCCCGCTGCGAAAGATTTTACGATGAAATTAACTTTTCATTCGCAGATGATGGTTGTGGAGGGGCACAAAACAAAGGTGCTATGGACTTCCATAGCGTGAAGCAAAGATATCGTAAATTTGCTGTAAATGGCTTTGATAAAGATTCTGCAAATAGATTCTTAAAAAGATCCATTGCTGAATCTGGAGATAGATTAGCAGAAAAAGAAGGTCGATATAAAAAAGTAGATTTTAATTGGGAAAAAATGGCAAAAGACGGTATAGTTAAACGCCTATCTGATAAAGAAACTAGCGACAAAATCGACAGATCAAAAAAAATCACTGAAGACATCTCTAATAGACATAAGGCTGTAACTAAGAAGAAAAAATAACAATGGCATATCAATTTAACGAGAATATTCAAAGAGCTATCCTTTACTTTTTGAAGGCAGATAATGATTTTTACCTACAAATTGTAAATCTGGTTAAGCCAGAGTACTTTGAGTTTCCGTCTCACTCTAAGATCTTTAGTACTGTAGTAGCTTATTATGATAAGTATCATAGTTTGCCCTCCGATCTTTTTATCATCGAGGATGTAAAAAAGAATCTTGGAGCTAGGGAAAATATTTCTGATTATGAAGACGAATTAAATTACATCAATTCGTTGGATACCTCTACTATCACCAATCCAGATTATGTTGTTGATCTAATTGAATCCTTCGCAAAGAAGGAGGCCATGAAAGCAGCAATCGCAGAAAGCATTACCTTGATTAAAGATAATAAGGTAGAGCAGGTGGAGGAGATTGTCAGGAAGGCTTTGCTGGTGGGCAAAGCCGTTGATATAGGCCAAGATTACTTTACAGATTTTTCTGACCGTTGGCATAGGACTTTTAGCACAGATAAAACGGCTGTAAAGTTTAGGACTGTATTTTCTTCTATCAACAAATCTTTGGAGGGTGGGTTAGGGTCCAAGGAACTTGCTATGGTTGTGGCTCCTCCGGGTGTAGGTAAGTCTTTGTACCTAGTAAATCAAGGAGTCCAAAGTCTTATTGATGGAAATAATGTTCTTTATATTTCTTTGGAAATGAGCGAAGACAAGATTGCTCAAAGATTCGATTCGATCATGACATTGGTTCCGCAGGCTAAACTTAAGGATCCTAAGCATCAACTTACTGTTAAGGAACGCCTTAACCTCTTCCAAAATGAATTTAAAGGTAGGTTGATGATTAAGGAATACCCTACTCTGATGGCATCTGTTAATACAGTTAGGAGTCTTTTAGTCCAACTTAAGAATCATAACGATTTCGTTCCGCAAGTCCTGATCATAGATTATCTAGAACTAATGCGTTCCACAAGGGATATTCAACATGAATATCAGGCCCAACAAAGAATCGCAGAAGAACTTCGTGGTCTAGCCATGGAACAAAACATCCTTGTTTGGACTGCGACACAGACTAATCGTCAAGGTAGGATGAAAAGTATTATCACAGATGTTGAGCTAGGAGATTCTTATGGTAAGATTCGTCCCTGCGATTTTTCTATGTCTTTAAATCAAACCGAAGAAGAGTTTGACAATGGCTTCATGCGAGTATATATTATGAAGTCTAGAAATGGTGTTCCTCGTATTACGATTCCAGCTAAGATAGATTATAATTTACTTAAGATGTCCGAATCTGAGGAACCTCTAAGGAGTTTAGAACATGAGTGATATTACATCAAGAGAAGTTTTTATACGGGTAAAAAATTATCCAAGTCGTTTAAGCGTTCAACGCTCTGGGATTTGGGGATTTGAAAACTATGCAAACTATGTTATAACCCATGTTATTGAAGGTGTATCTTATTATAAGATGCCTTTTAATTTTGGAGTTTGTTTTTCTAATCAGTTTAATCCTGCCATTTTGGCTATTATAGGCAATGCTGGAGATTATCTGGCTGTAGAACAATCTGGGATTTTGTCCATTTTAACTGAAGAAAAGTTTTTACAGCAAAATCCTAACTTAGTAGGTAAATGATATGAAAAGTTTAAAGGATTTTCTACAAGAATTTAACTGGGAAGGCTATCATATTCTTAGCGAAGAACTGTTGAAGTTTGATGATCATTCTGTTGATGCAGAATTATCACATCAAGCTTCTACTTATTCATTCTTTCATGCTGTAATGTGTTTAGCCAAAAAGGAACTTTCCGATGCTGAGGCTGAACACATGCAGTTCATGTCTAGACTTCGTAGGGATATAAAGAATGATAGCTCATCCAAGCAGACCGCCAAGGATTTGGATGATGCTGTTCTGTCCGACGATAAAAACAGAGAACACCAGAACCGAGTCAACGAACTGTCGTTTAGATACGAACTGTTGAAGGGACTGGTTAGGGCACTTGAACAGAAAAAGGATATGCTGCAACAAGTGTCCGCTAACAAGCGTGAAGAAACTAAACTTTACAAGTAACAGGAGAACTAACTATGGGTATTGACCTTAATGCACTGCGTAAGAAGCACGAAGAATTGATGGGTAAGAACAAGGGTGGATCTAGCTCTGATGATTTCATCAAGAAGTTCTACCAAGTAAAGGATGGATCTAATACGATTAGAATCCTTCCTTCTAAGATTGAAGATAAGGAGTTCTACGCTGAGACTAAGATCCACCGCATTCCGATGGAAAATGGTCAAGTGAAGAATGTGCATTGCCGTAAGATTCATAACGAATCTTGCCCATTGTGCGACCTTTATTACAGTCTTTGGAAGACTGGAAAGAAGGAAGATGAGGCCCTTGCTCGCCTGATCAAGCCTCGTTCTCGTTATTATATGAACATTCTGGATAGGGAAGCTAATGAGGTTAAAATTCTCTCCATTGGCATGATCCTATTCCAGAAGATTATTGGTGCTATGATTGATTCTGATTTCGGTGACATCACAGACCTTGAAAAGGGTCACGATTTCAAGATCGTCAAGCACATGGAAGGTCAATGGCCTCGCTATGACCAATCTCAACCCCGCCCGAAGTCTTCTCCATTGGGGAGTAAGGCTGAAATTGCCAAGATCATGGATACCCTCCACGATATCCATGGACTTGTCAAGCTAGAGGAATATGAAGATGTTAAGCGTATCTCCGAAGCTCTTGCTATTGGGGGTAAGCTAACTCCTTCGGATAAGGACTCAGCTAGTGGCGAAGGTGATGAAGATGGTGGAGATTATATTTCTAAACTAAGGAGTTGATATGATAAAAAACTTTATTATTGCTTGTGCCTTAACCATAGGCATGGCATCTTGTAAGGGTGCTGGATTTACTTTTGGTAGCGATACTGCCGATCCAGTAGCACCTCTCGTAATAACTGAAAATACTAATGTTACACCTGAATCCATCCAAACTAAGCAATCAGTACCCATTCCGATTGAAACTTTAGGTGGTGATGTAGGTGATGCACTTAAACGAGAGTTTGCAAACAGAGGAACTTCACCTGTTATTACGACTAAAGACCATGTAATCAACACTCCGGGGGCCATGATGGTGACTCTGGATGCCAATGCTACACAAGAGGTATTATCCCCGAGTGTCGTAAGCATGATTGCAGGAGTATTTGGAGGGCTACTACCGGGGTCCGCACCATGGATGGAGTTGTTGGTAGTAATCCTGCCATTCCTATCGAGTCGATTCCGCAAGCACACTATTACAGCAGTTCGGCGTATCGTGCCCGGTGTTCAAGGACCTAATAACGATGGTAAAGTGCCAGACTTTGATGACATTCGAGAGGCTGTCTTGGATATAACTAAGGCAGTAACTCTAGCACCAAAGGAAGCACCCGATGTGATAACTCCTCAAAAAAGTGAACAAATTAACGGTTGAATTAAATAAATAAGACTATAATAAAAGCAGGGTATTCCCCTGCTTTTATTTTTTTATGAGTGATAAATTAAAAATACTCGTGTGCCCTGCCAATGAAGGTGGTTGTGCTTATTATAGAGCTATAGTTCCGTATAAAAAACTAGCTGAACTTTATCCCGATAAGGTTGAAGTTAAGATGAGTTTTAATCCTCTTGGCATGGATCCAAGTAGTGGTCGTTGGATCCCTGACTGGGATTTTGCTGATATGAAGTGGGCAGATATAGTCATGGTCAGCAATCTCAGTAATTATGGAGGTAATTATACAGCCAGAATAGTGGGCAAGGCAAAAGAGTTTGGAAAGTTTGTTCATTATGATACTGATGATTTATTGACAGACTTGTATAAAGGACATAGACTTTATAGTGTATACCAAGAAAGAGGTCTTAGCGAGATAACTAAGTTTATCTATCATCATTCTGATTTGGTTTCTGTGACTCAAAGAAAATTTGCAGATAGAATAAGACCTTTCTGCACAAAGTATTTGGCTATCATCAAAAATTCAATTGACTATAATCTTCCTTGCTGGAATATGCAAAGAGTCTTGTTAAAGAAGAACATTTGCAGATTTGGTTGGGCGGGAGGAATCCATCATGAGCAAGATTTACATGTGTTTGCTGGAGTTCCTTCCATGGTAAATCAAAGAGTTGGTCCACAAAATTGTAGATGGGATTTCTACGGACATCCTCCACCAGACACTCAAAAAGATGATTGGCAAGTTAGTGTTTGGCAAAATTATAAAGCTAAGTTCCTTGCCAATATAAAACGCGATACTAATTTTGGAATTCATTATGCTCTTCCAACAGATAGATACGGATCTTTCTTCACTAATATGGATGTTGCTTTGGCTCCTTTGGAGATGAATGATTTTAATGATTCCAAATCAGAAATTAAGGTAGCAGAGTGTGGAAGATATCAAATCCCTTTAGTGGCATCTAATGTAGGTTGCTATGATGAATGGATAGTGAATGGGGAGA